GACGACAAGATCGCATACCGCGTACGCCACGATCTCGGCGGCGCCACAATGGACCCGCGGCTTGCCTACGCACAGACCGGAAGCTAACCCGATCACCCATCTTTTTACGAGGTGGAGTGATTGCCAAACCTTAACCCGGTGACAAAAGACCAGCAGTACCTGCAGGCCATTCTCGACCAGCAAGAGGAGACCAACCGCCTCCTGCGCCAGCTCTCGCCCGCAAAGGATGCTGAAATCCTCGAAGAGGTCAACCGGCAGCAGAAAGGGGGCAAAAAGCATTGACATTCACCTACGACCTCACCACAGCGATCGGGCAGATCCGCCGGCTCCTTGGCAAACTCGAAACGGTCACCACCACAGCCCTCTTCACCGATGAAGAGATCGCCCAGGAACTCACCGAGTCCGGCAATGTCATCAAGATCGCGGCCGCCAACCTGCTCGATGTCAAAGCGACCTACATCAGCGAGAAAAAGAAGAGCACCACGATCGGGAAGTACTCGATCAATGGCCCGGCCATGGCCGCGGACCTCCGCAAACACGCGGAAGAGCTGCGCCGGCAGGTGGATGAAGACGGCTCGTTTGAGGTCTCCGAAACTGATCGGGAGAGTGTTTTCTGATGGCCGAATTCGTCACCGAAACCCTCTGCAAAGAACGCCGAGACTCCTGCCAAAAAGCATGCGGAGAAGCAAGAGAAACCCGAGATAAGGAAGTCACCAGTCTTCAAAACAAGATCGACAATCTGATTCTCCTCGCCATCGGGCAACTCTGTGCCTTAGTCCTAACTCTCATCGGGGTAATTGTAGTGCTAATCGGGGGGTCCTGATGGGCGAAATTGACGACATCCTGAATGACACGATCGAGATCGAGCCGTTCCTTGGTGAAGATGCCAAAGGGAACCGCTCTTACGGTCCCGCTGTCACCGTCCCGGCCTTTGTCTCGCAGCGGATCAAGATGGTCCGCAGCCAGCAAGGGGAGGAAGTCGTCAGCAATGTCAGCATCATGCTCGATGGCGCTGTCATCTTTGACCGCATGGGCCGGGACCGGATCACCATCGACCCCGGTACAGCATATGCCACACAGCCGCTGATCCTCGCCATGGAAGACGCCAAGGATGGAGACGGGACCCGTATCTACTGGGAGATCTCCACATGAGCGACAGCAGCCAGTGGTATGGATCGGTCACCTATTCTGACGAAACGAACGCCAGCATCGCGGCCGGTCTTTCCCAGATGGAACGGTGGAATACTCCTGGCAATGATCTCTTTGCCATCGTCGGGGGCGAAGACGTGATGAAAAACCTCTCGCACATCATCGCCACCAACCTTCAGGCGGCTCGAAACTGCCTCTGGCTCAATGGCGAGAGGATCCTCGCTGCCTCGGAGGTAGAATGTCCGGTCGACATGACATACGAGAGGCGAGCGGTCTTCCGCTATAGGGATGTGGGGAATTTTAGATTTATCTCTAAGATAGCCCGTGTCCGCGGCCGGCTCAAGGGAGGTTATCTCCTCAGTACAGGCACGGTCGAAGCCACTCCCGATGACCCGAACGCCATCCAGATCGGCTACAACACACCGTACGCTCACCGGCAGCACGAGGACCTCACGTATCATCACACGAAACCCGGTGCCAAGGCCAAATATCTTGAAGACCCGGCCAACCGCATTGCACCGACCATCGCCGCGGATATCGTCGATTCATTACGGGGGTATCTGACGTGACCTATGAGGAGGATATCGCCGCTTACCTGGAAACGCTCAAGCTCGGGATTGTCAATGAAACGATCTTCGTGAACAACAAACCGGCGACACCCGATGCGATCATCTGCGTCTTCGGATATGCCGGGCGGCCCCCGGAATGGACAAACACCCTCAAGGTCGATCACCCGGGTGCTCAGGTCCTGGTCCGGGGCGCGAAGGACGCACCCGGTGATGCACGGGACCTCATTGAGACGATCTTCGAGGCCCTCGATGGCCGGACAAACACGATCCTCAATCCGGATACCGGCGTCTTCTACCAGAGTATCGAAGCCACCCAGTCGGGACCCAGTCCCATGGGAAAGGATGAAAACGGGCGTATCGAATACGTCCTGAATTTCTACGTGACAAAAACGAGGTAAAAAAGAATGTCAGAGAAAGCAGTATCGGCGGCTGGATACCACGTCATCTGGGGATCCGGCTATATCGGAGAAGTCGTCGATCCGGTCATCCCAAAGGAGACCCGGAATATGGTCGACAACTCCACGCACGACGCCCTCGCCGCAAATGGCGGGGTTGAGACTAAGAGCATCGGGACCATCTCCCAGGCTGAAGGTTCGGTCAAGATCTATTATATCGGGACAACCGTTCACAAAGCCCTCCTGACTGATTTCAAGGCCGGCACCGAGCGCGAATGCTGGTTTATCCGTCCATCAAAAGGGAATCTCACCGGGACCGCGAAAAAATGCACGGCAGTCATCTCCTCCATGGATGAACCGATCGACAAGAAAGGACTCGTCACCTGGCAGATGGCGATCACCCCGACATCTGAAATGACGGAAGTTGATACCGCAGCCGCAGGTCTCACCACTCCGTTCTTCGTCATATCGGACGACGACACACCCACACCGAATGTGATCACGCCCGTACCTGCAGCAGCCGCTGCAACGTATGCCTACGATGTCGAACTCTACAGCGACAACACCATGTTCACCATCACCCCGACAGCCACGGTCGGCACGATCTATGTCGACAATATCCTGGTTGCATCCGGTGCCGCCTCAGGAGCGATCACCGCCCCGGCGCAGGGCACAAAGATCTACATCCCGATCGTGGTCCACGAGACCGGCAAGACCCCGAAACCATACCTCCTCCGTGTGCGCAAAGGCTACGTAGCCCACCCGTGAGGTGACCTGTGTCCGATACTGCAATCCCATTTTCGGCCCTGGGGAAAGGCACCTACCTCATGCTGGGGTACGGTGACCTTATCGCCATTGAAAACACCCTCGGCTGCTCCTACGAGTACCTGAACCGGCCCGGCATCTTCGGCAGTCTCACGTCATCGACGGCCATCGTCTGGAGGGGGCTCAAGCAGGAAGACCAAAAGACCGGAAAGCTTGTCCATGTCTTTTCCCTCGACCCGAAAGGCCACGAAGAGGCCGGAGAACTGGTATTCAGGTACCTACAAGGAGGAAACACGCCGCCCCTCAGCGAAGCGATCGCCGAGGCCCTCCTTGCCACTGGCCTCTGGAAAAGAAAAGCACACGGGGCGGTCGAGGAGAAAACCGAAACCCCGGACAGTCCGCCAAAAAACTCCGTGACCTGATGGCGGATAATATCGCGCTCGCCATCGGGTACGGGATCCCCGAATCGGAACTCTGGACCATGTCACCCGCAGCAATCCTCCGGGCCATTGACGCCCATGCAGCCCGGCACCTGGACGATCTCCGTATGGTAGATACCATGTTCGCCTCGTTCAAGGCCCTGTTTGCCGCGTCAAAAGGTGTGTCCGATGTCAAGCGCGATGATTTCCTTGTCCTGAAAAAAGACGGGGAAGAGGAACTAATCCGGGAGATGACGCCGGAGCAGATTATGGACCGAACGTTCGAGTCTTTCAAAACCGCAGGAGGTGGATAATACGGTAGACGCAGGCAGTATCTGGATCCGGCTCGGCCTCGATCCTACGCAACTGACGCAGGGCCTCGACAAAGCGAAATTATCGCTGACTACGTGGCGTGACGATACAAATAAGGACTTAATAAATGTGGCCAAATGGACCACCGCCTTTGGGGCTTATGCTGTGCCAATCACAGCCGCGGGTGTCGCCGCCTACTCCACCATCGAGAAGTTCGGCGGCATGGCGCAGGAGATCAAGGACCTCTCGTATACCACCGGCTTGAGCACGCAAAAGATCCAGGAACTGCAGTATGCCGCGACGTTGTCAGGCACCCAGTTCTCGACCGTCACGATGGGGATCGACAATTTCACCCTGGCAATTGCCAAGGCCGGGGATGCGACCAGCGATCAAGCCAAAGCGTTTGCCGCGCTCGGGGTCACCACCTCCGGCAGGACCACGGATGAGATCCTTGAGGATACATTCGCGGCCCTTGTAAATGTGAAGAACGAGACAGAACGCAACGCGCTCGCTCAGACGCTCTACACCCGCTCCTGGAAAGAGATGATGCCCTACATGGAGGCATACATCAAGAACTCCAAGGAGATCAAGGCCAACCCCTACCTGACTGACGAAGAACTGGATGCAAACGCCGAAGCCAAGGAACAGATCGATGCCATCGGGAAAAAATGGGAGATCGCAGAGGGGAAGATGGTCTCCTACTTCACCGGCCTGTTTGAAAATAACAAAAGGGCCGCAATCGAAGCAGCAAAACGAGATCAGGCCCAGTACCGGCCGGGTGACGCGGCGTATGCCTATTCCGAGAGGGTACTCGAGGAATCGGATCCGGACTATAAAAAAGCGAAAGAAAGCGGGAATTTCAAGGGGAATTATTCCGATTTTGAGAACTTCCAGGCCGCGATGAAAGCCCCGCAGAATAACGTCGATGAGAGTATCCCGCTGTCACTGAGCAACAACTTTGTCGATAAATACAAGGGCATGTCCGATGCCGAGATGGAACTCGCCGACGCAACGACCGACCTTACAACAGCGCAGAAAGCCCAGAAAGACGCTCTCACGCAGGCAGATTACGACAAGGCATCGGAGGATGTTCAAAAATACCAGAACAAGGTTGACGATCTTACAAAATCCCTCTCATCCGGCTTGACCTCTGCACAGAACGATTACAATAGCGCTCTCGAAAAGATGCAGGATCTCAACAAGGATTATGGCCGCGACCTCCGGGCGGTCGATATCAGGGACTTCTCAGCGGTCAGCGACCTCTATACCAAGCATACATACGCAGCCGAGGATCAACAGACGGCCATCAATACCGCCGTCGCGAAGGTAAAATCCGAACAGATCAAGTATGGGGATCTTAACGT